GGGATCGAAGCTGGCCCAACCCGCCGACACCCCGTCAAGGGTGATGGTCAACAGGGCACTCGAACGGTTGTAGGCGACTGTGACGAGGTGCCAGTCTCCATCGGCTACCACGTTGGTGAGGCTCGGCTTGAACCCGACGAGGCTGTTGGAGGGCCCGGACATGGCCAGGTGCAGGTACCCGCTGGAGTCGATGTACCAGTACATCTGGGAGCCAGAGGGAATACCGCCAGACCGGCTACGGGAGAACGAGGACCAGAGAACCGCTTGGGCCACCGGCATCGGCCCGGTGTAGCGGAACGCGAACATCCGCGACCACTGGCTGAGGTCGGCCGGCCCGATGATTCCGGCCGAGGACAGTTTCAGGAACGAGGCTCCGCCGCTGGTCAGTCCGGTGCCCGGGTTACTGTTGGCGATCGCAGCGACGGTGCCGGTGCTGCCGGTGTAGAGGCCGTTCGGGGTGTCGGTCGCTGTGATCGCGGCGCCGAAGGTGATGCTTCCGGCACCGTACTTGCCGATTCCGATCTGCACCGCCGGGTTGTTGCCCGTCCAGTCGGCCACGCTCGTCGAACCGGACGGGTCGTCGAGCTTGTAGAGGAACCGGGGGCCGCCGCTGGAGTTGATCTCCATGGTGAGCGCGTCGTTCAGCTGCCGCTGGCTCAGCAGGGAGAACGTGTCGACGGCGACAGGCTCGATCGTCGCGTATGTGCCGCCCGAGGCCCACTTCGACGGCCAACGCTCCGTCCACCCCTGGTACATGGGGAACCACACGCCGGGGCACGCCCACGCGCTGGCGACCGCGCCTTTCTCCAGCTGCCAGCCGTCCACCTGGATGTTCGCGGTCGCCGCAGCCGTGGAGGCCGTGGCGACACCGCAGTCGATACCGGCGGCGTTCGCCGGCGCGGTGGCGGTGACAGTGAGGTAGGTCCATCCGGCGGTCGTCGACCCGGTGAGGGTGCTGGTCGTGCCGTAGACGAACGAGGTGGGGGTGACGGTGCCGATGGTGTACCAGCCGATGAACGCCTTCACGTCCAGGCTGGTCGACGCGGTGGCGTTCCGCACCCGCAACTGCATCGTGTACGTCTTGCCGGGAATCACCGACCAGCGTGGGGTGTGGCACGGCCGGTCGTTGGCCGCTGTCGACGCCGGGACCGCGAACTGCATGACCCCGGTGCCCTTCCAGGCAGCGGACGTCGACACGAAGGTGCCGCCGGTGGTGTCGGTGGAGGAGAAGATGTCCGTGAATCCGGACACGATGGTGCCGCTGAACCCTCCGAGGTCACCGCCGGTCGCGGCGACCTGGTCGAGGAGGTTCCGGCTCGGCGGCCACTGCGCGCGCATCCTGTACGGCTGGTACGGGAGGATGTGGCCCGCCCACGGGCCGCCGGCGTTGGTCGGATCGAGCGCCGCGTCCTCGTTGGACAGGATCACCGTGGCCTCGCCCGAGCGGACCGTGTCCGTCTCGTACTGGCGGCCCCGCTGCACGCTGGCCGGGCCCTCGGTCCGGTCGGTGACCTCGACGAACCGATCCATGGTGTTCGCGCCGTTGTTGACGCTCCAGTACGGTCCCCACGCGTACTCCATGGCAGGCCAGTTCAGGTTGTACTGGCCGCCGGATCGGGTGTTGACGTTGTCGATCGTGGCGATGTTCCCGGCGGCCTCGGTGACGTCGGCTCCGGCCTGGAACGAGAAGGCGAGCGCCGTCCCTGACCACGAGTAGGTCTTCGAGGCGTACGTCGTCCAGTTCAGGCCGTCCGGCGAGGCGTCCGCGTACCAGGTCCCCGCGCTCTCACGCAGCCGCCACCAGCGGTGAGCGTGGGAATCGTAGGTTCCGATCGTGGCATCGGCGTTGACGCCCGCCGTCTGGACCCGCAGGGCGAAGGCGCCCGCGGCCAGGCGGATACTGACGGAGTTGCTGGCGTCGAGCCGCAAGACGAGAGACGTCCGGGTGCCGCCGTTGCCGTTCGCCGCCGGGCAGATCTCTGCGTACACAGAGGACGAGGTGGCGTCGTACAGCTGGCTTGACCCGAACGAGTTGGTGGCGCCGTTCGTGGTCGGGACCGTGAGGGAGATCAGGTCGTTGGTGGTGTCGAGGGTCGCGGCGCCGGCGGTGACCGCGTTCCACAACGTGGTGTTGATCGCTGTTGCGGTGAAGGAGTCCGTGAGCGTGGACAGCTTGGGGTTGGCCACCGGGCACCACCAATCCGGCGCCCGGCGGCGCCCCTCGATCTATCGCTTGTACGGCTTGTACGTCGTCGAGTTGCGGGCCCCGAGGCGGAGCATCTGCTTCTCGACGACGTCGCGGAGGTTCTTCTCGCTCAGGACGCTGCCCTTGACCTCCACGTGGACGGTCGTCTGGTGGACGACCGTGCTCCCGCCACCTGCTCCGGCGAGCGACAGGCCGCTGCCGGTGAAGTCACCGGCGCCCACCACGGACGCGGCAAGACGGTCGACGGCGCTGGTCGCGTGGACGGCGGCGTTGTCGACGCCGGCCGCAAGACCGCGGGGAATCCACTGACCGATCGCGGCGAACACCCGCGACGGGGAGTGGATGCCGAGCGCCTGCTTGATCGCCTTCTGCATCGCTTTGGCGATCTTGAGCATTTGCTTCTCGATCGCTTTTTCCTGGCTCTGCAGGCCCTTGACCAGGCCCTGCGCCGCCTTGATGCCGCTCCCGTACAGGGAGTCGGCGACGGCCTTCCCAGCGGTGGTCGCCGCGTTGTTGGTCGTCTTGTTCAGGGCGTTGATCTGGTCGATCTGTGCTTTCGACGCTCCGGCGAGCGCGGCCGCCGTCGCGCCGCCCTGGTCCACGCCGGCCGCTGCGATCTGCGCGACCAGGTCGCCGCTGAGGCCCTTCTTCTTCAGCGCCTGGAGTTGCGCACTGAACTGCACGGCCTTGGCCATCTGGTCGCGCATCTTGTTGACGATGTCCTGCGCGCTGAGCGCGAAGCCGTCCTGCGGGGCCTCCGTGATGATCGAGAAGCCCTGTTTGATGCCGTCGGCGGTCGACTTGACCTGGTCAGACCACTGTTTCTGAAGAGCTTTCAGCTTGGACTGGGCGCTCTTCAGCTGGGAGGCGACGGAGTCCCGCTTGGCGGCGAGACTACGGAGAACCTTGTCCTCCTTCTTGGCGTACGCCTCCAGCCTCTTGACCGTCGCCTCGTGGGACGTCACCCACTTGTTGCTGACACCCTTCGTGCCCCTGAGGTCAGCGACCCTGTTGTACGTCTCGATCAACAAGGACTCGATACGGCGGGTCGCCGCCTTGACCCTGGCGGTGGAGCCCGTGAGGCCGTCGACCAGGCCCTCGTTGACGTAGATGCCCAGGCTGCGGAACACCTTGCTCGGTGAGGCGATGCCCAGCGTCTTGGCGAACGCGCCCGCTGTCGCCTGGGCGGCACCGCGCATCGTCTCCACGGCGCCCGACGAGCTCTCCCTGATGCCCTGCGACAGGCCGTCCATCAGCGCGCGCCCGGAGTGCAGCGTCCAGCCACGCCCCGAGAACGGGCCCTCCTTGGCGGGGCTGTGCGGGAACAGGTTGCTGACGCTGGAGAGCACGCTGTGAGTGGCGCTCACCGCGTCGCTCACCATCGACTTGATGCCGCTGACGAAACCGCCGAGCAGTGCACGGCCCGACGAGTACAGGTACGAGCCGAGGTTCCCGAGCGCCGCCCTGGCACGGCCCGGCAGGCCCCGCACCCAGGCGAGCAGGTTGGAGCCCTGCGTCACGGCGGCGGTACGGAACCGCGTCCACGCCGAGGTCGCGGTGTTGGCCAGTCCGGAGCCGAGGGAGGACAGCCAGCCGTAGATCCGGCCGGGGAGCGCCGCGACCCAGTTGCCGAGCTGCCGTCCGACGGCCATCGTCGCCTTGTAGGCGTCCGAGAACCCGGAGGAGATCTGCCCCCAGTACTTCATGACCAGGCCGACCGCGAGGCCGATCGGGCCCGTGATCAGCCCCAGCAGCAGCTGCCAGTGCGACCGCACGAAGCCGACGACCCAGGACACGGCCGCCGAGACAGTCGTGCTGATCTGCTTCCAGTATTTGGTCACCAGTACGATCGCGAGACCGATCGGGCCCGTGATCAGGATCAGCATCAGCTGCCAGTGCGACCGGACGAACCCGACAACCCAGCCGATCACCGCGGCGATGCCCCGGAACGCCGTGTCGACGAACGCCCGGAACCAACCGATCTTGTTGTAGGCCAGGATGAGGCCCGCAACGAGAGCGGCGATCGCGAGAACGATCAGGACGATGGGGTTGGCGTCCATCGCGACGTTCAGCAGCCACTGCGCGGTCGCAGCGGCCTTCTCCGCGATCGCCGCAGCGGCCACCTGGACCTTCTGGACCGCCCAGGCGGCAGCCGACCGGATCGCGGCCAGCGTGGAGGCGGCCGTGGCCTTCGCGAAGTTCCAGGACGCGAGGGCGGCGGTCTTCATCGCCAGGCCCACGGCCTTGACGCCGTTGACCATGCCGGTCCAGGCGGAAGCGGCACCGGCCTTCGTCGCCCGGCCGACGGTCGTGGCGAACGTCTTGACGCCCTGGACAGCCCTCTTCGACCCGGAGACCGAGGCGTCCCAGCCCTTGCGGAGGATGCCTCCGAAGCTGCCCGCCTTCCCGGAGAACGCGGACTCGGCGACCCGGGCGTCCTTGAAGCCCTGCACGACGCGCTTGCCCATGTTGAGGCCGGCCGTGCCCATCTTCCCGAAGAAGGACAGGCTCTTGGCACCCGAGGTGACCAGCTTGGCCGTGTAGGCGACGACGGACAGGGCGAGGACACCGCCGATGACCGCGGCGAGCGCGGTGGCGGCGGTCTTGTGCTGGACGAAGAAGGTGATGATCGCGGAGACGACCGGGATGAGCTTGGTCCCGATGTCGATGGCGAGGACTTCGGCCCTCATCTTCAGCTGCGCCAGCTGGACGTTGAGGCTCTTGCTGGTCTCCTTCCAGCCCTCGACGTCCTTACTGCTGTGGTTCAGCGACTTGCCGATCTTCTCGACGCGGTCGTTGAACCCGGCCATGTTCTCTTTGCCGGTGAGCTGCAAGGTGGTGTTGAGGCCGATCGCGCCGCCGGTCATCCGGGCGATGGCGTCGGTGTACGTCTTTGCTGCGGGGCCGCCCTTCTTGAGGGCGTCGCTGAACCCGTGCGTCTTGTTCTGCAACGTCGCGTACTGGCTCAGCAGGTTCGCCTGCTCCGGCGGGAGGCCCTTCAGTTCCTTCCGCCAGTCCGCGAGGCTCAGCTTCCCCGAGCTGTACGAGCGCGCCAGGCCCTGGATACCCTTGGGCATGTTGCGGACCATGGCGTCCGCGTCCTTGGCTGCCTGAGTCGAGTTGTTGAACGCGCTGATCAGGACAGTCCCCGACTTGCCCATCTTCGACAGGACCGTCTTCGACAGCATGTCGAGGGTGCCTGTCAGGCCCCTTTTGCCGAGCTTGGTGGAGACGTCGATCGAGGACAGGCCGAAGCGCTGCATTTCCTTGACCGCTACGTCGTTCGGCTTGGCCAGGTTGCGGATGGTGGAGGCGAGTTCCTGCGTGCCCTCCCGGGCCGAGGTGCCGTGCTGGGTGAGCGTGGCCAGGGCGCCCGCGACCTGTTCGAACTTGATCTTGTTGGCGGAGGCGATGGGGAGGACCGTGGACAGGGAGCCCGCGAACTCCTCCATGGTCATCTTGCCTTCACCAGCGGCCGTTTTGAGCGCGTTCATGACACGCACGGAGTCGGACGCCTGGTAGTGGTACGACGCCATGACGCTGGTCATGGCGTTGGTGACGGTGTCGAGGCGGGCGTTCTCCTCGCGGGCGCCCTGCGCGGCCGCCTTGAGGACCGTGACGCCGTCGGCCGCCCTGTACCCGGCCTTCTCGACCTGGTACATACCGTCCGTCAGATTCGGAATCGAGGTTCCGGTATCTGAGGCGACGTCCTTGATGCCCTGCCGAACCGTCTGGAGGCCCTTGAGGCTCTCCCCGGCCGCGGTGTGCAGGACCAGGGTCTCGGACTGAAAGTCCGCGGCCATCTTGGTACTCGCGACGGCGACGCCCGCACCGATCAGGGAGACGGAGCGGCCCATCGTGGCGAGGCCGGCGTACGCGGTGGCTCCGGCCTTCTTGAACCCGCCCGCGGTGCCGTCCACCTGCGCGCGGGCCTCGGCGAGCGTCCCCTTGAGCTGGGTGATGTCGCCCATGAGGCGGACGACAACGGGCGGCAGAAGGGTGCCCTGAGACACGGCGCCCCCCTCTCTGGGTAGGGCGCCGTCCCGGGCGCGGTGTTACGTCACATCAGTGATGGGCGATGGCTGTGCGCCAGGCGGTGTGGTAGAGGTTCGTGAGCGCTCCGGTCGCGGCGAGCCGCTCGTACGACGGCTGGACGAACGGGCGGGCCGGGAGCACGGTGGCTCCCCCGCGCCCGGTGGGGCCGCCGAGTTCCTGGACGCGCGCGTACACGGCCGTCGGCCCGATCTCGGCCGACCAGCGGCCCAGCCCGAGCGGGACGGGGCCGAGGACGGTGACGGAGCGGCGCAGGGTGCCGGTGATGAGGGACGGTGGTTCCCCCGGGCTGGACGGCGTCGGGGTGCCGCGGCGGTGGCTGCTCGTCGCGAGCGTGGTCTTGATCTCCCGCTCAAGAAGGTGCGAGGCCTGCGCAGTTGCCGTCCGGGTGGCTGTGCTGACGGCGGCGAACATCTCCGTCAGCGCGGCGTTCAGTTCGGAGATTCCGATGACCTCGACTGCCTGTCGGCCCACGCCTCACCCCCCGGCGTCCTTCATGGCCTGCTCGTGCTTGGCCGCTCTGACCTCGTCGACGACGACCGCCATCTGTGGGAGCCAGACGTCCAGCCAGGCCGGGATCTCGTCGACCTGGGCGGGCGTCCACTTCCAGCGTTCGGCGTACCAGAGGTAGATGAATGCCTCGTCGACCGCTGTAACCGGGTGACCAGGCGGGATCTTCTCTCCCTCCAGCCGGGCCTTTAGTCGGCGGAGGGCTCGGTAGGGGACGCCGGGTCCGCAGCGCCCTTCGGGTCCGGCTTCTCCGGGAAGAGGATCGCGCGGGCGGGCTCGATGGCCTCGTTGAGGGCGTCGTCGTCCTCCAACGGGATCAGGTCGAGGGAGCCGGCCGCCTCGCTCGGGATGGGCATCGGGTACGACCAGGCGATGATGAGGACGGTGAGCAGGCCGTTGATCAGGTCCAGGGAGGCGGAGATGTCGCCGCCGTCGGCCTTGATCGAGCGCAGGGCGCGCTGCTTTTCGCCGCGCCGCAGGGTATGCGGGTCGCGGAGCTGGACCCAGCCGCCGGAGGGGAGCTTGACGCGTTCGGTGGTGGACATGAGATCTCCGATGCAGGTGAGGGAGTGAGGGGTGAGGGTGGATCAGAAGGTGCCGGGCGTGGCGGCGTTGGTCATGGTGACCTTGATGGGGCTGTAGCCCCCGCTGCCACCCGCGTTGGTCGTGTTGAAGACCGCGTTGAAGGAGTTGCTGTACTCCACCGCGCTCTTGGTGCCGTCGGACTCGGAGTCGGTCATGGCCGCGATCCCCAGGTCGACCTGGAACGTGACCTTGTTGACGCCGGTCAGGCCGTTGTCGATGAGGAGCTGCAACGACGGCTGGGTGTTGTTCAGCATCCACAGGAGCGGGGACTCGTCCGCCGCGATGAACGTGAGCTTGCCCTCGACGGACAGGCCACCGCGCTGGATGATGTACGGGTTCTGGGAGCCGGTCGTCGTGAACTTCGGCTCCAGCTCCCGCTTGATGGTCAGTTCGCCGTCGCTCACGGTCGAGATCAGCGTCCCGCCGGCCGCGGGGCCGTTGACGCCGATGAGCATCCGCCAGGAGGCGATGGGCAGCACCGTCGACGGGTTCGAGACGGGCGTGGATCCGGCCGGGACGGACGCCCACGAGGTGCCCTTGCCCGACCAGGTCAGCAACTCCGACTCCGCGTTCCACTTCAGGCCGAGCTCGCTGATGCACAGGCCCGGGTACTGGCGGGCACCGGTGGTCGCGGTGGGGCCGAGGAAGTGGGTCAGGGTGTGGGTGACGGGCTGGCTGCTACCGGACCCATTGAGCAGGCTGTGCGCCTGGCTGAACGGGCCGGTCACCGGCTGCACCGCCTGGCCGATGGCGTGCTGGAAGACCAGACCGCCGGTCGGGGTGGTGAGCGGGATGGTGTACGGCCCGGCTCCGGTCGGAGTGCCGGTCACGAAGCACTCGGCGGTCGCACCGGAGCCGATCTGCACAGTCGTTCCGGCCGGGATGGTCGCCGCCGTCTGGACCGAGGAGGCACCGACCGCGCCCAGCACGGACAGAGTGGTGCCGCCAGTGCCGGTCGAGGTGCCGATCCAGGCGACATCGCCGAGGACGTTCCGCAGGAAGAACCCGATACTGTCGCCGTAGGCGGGGCCGCTGAGTTCGACGTCGGCGACCTTCGTCCCGAGGATCTTCGCGAACGAGTCGGTTCCCATCGACCCGCGCCAGCTCTTGTCGTCGAGGAAGGTCTGGTTGTCCTTGGCCTTGATCGAGTCGACGAGGACCGTGGACGTCATCGCGGTTGCGGTGCCCTGACCGGTCGTCTCGGTCGCGATCCCGGCGAACTGCTTGGTGGGGGCAAAGGTGGTGGGCGTCGTGGGCACCGGTCACTCCTCGCTGACGAGCGGCGCGGTGTCGTTGTCCGCGACCTGGTTCGGTGTCTTGGTGGTGGGGGCCCAGCGGCCGTCGTTGGGCGGACCGAACGGCCAGTCGAAGACGGTGGCCTCGGTGGTGGCGGTCGCGACCCGGCAGGACAGCGGGACGTGCGGATACACGCAGTCGGCGAAGTGCGTGTACTCGTACACACCCGGCTCAGGGCCAGCCGGGGGCGGGGCTTCGTCCTCGGCGGCCGCCGACTCGGCGACCGGCTCGGTGACCGGCTTGACCGTGTCGACGCGGGGCGCCTCGGCGACCGCCGGTACCTCCCCTGACTGCACAGTCGGCTCGGGGCCCCGTGGGGACTTGGAAGTGGGCATGCGGACTCCGCAGGCAGAGAAGGTGACAGGGAAGAAGGGAGGGGAGCGCGCGGCCGGTCAGGCGTTGAAGATCTCGATTGCAGCGAACCGGACTTCGAGGAAGTTCTTGGTCAGCTGCGCCTTGGTCTCCGGCTGCGCGAAGCGGCAGTCGATGCTGCCGAGGCCGTTCTCGACGTACTCGCCGGCCTGATACACGGCATCGCCGAGAGTGCGGCTCTGGTGCATGTGCTCCACGAGCGCGTCGCGGAGGGCGAACGCGTCGTCCTGGGCGTCCTCGGCGAACGCGGTGGAGGAGCGGAGGAAGCAGTTCAGGGTCACGTCGTAGACCACCTGCTTCTGACCGTTGTGCTCGCCGCCGAGCGCGATCCGGCGCTCGCTGCTCTGGGCGATGAACACCACCATGTGGCAGCCGGTTCGGGTGCCGGGCGGCATGCCCCAGAGGTATTCGGAGTGGTCGTCCTGCTTGCCGAACGCCCGCCGTACGACGCCGACGCCGGCGTTCGTCAGCGGCGAGGACCGGTAGCTTCGGGTCTGCTCGTCGTACGCGCCGCCGAAATAGCGGCAGATCCCGTCGAGCACCTCTTGCATGCTCACATGCGCCTCGCGTACGAGTTGAGGATCCGCGCGGCCTCGGCGACCAGACCGGACCCGTCCTTGCGGGAGTCCTTCTTCCGGGTGCCGGGCGACAGGTTCGTGTCGGGGAAGGCGTCCTCAGCCGACGTGTCGGGACGCATCAGCTGGGCGACCGTGTAGTTGATGACCGCCGACCGCATGTCCGCGGGCATGCCCGTGAAGGTGTAGCCCGCGCTGTGTGCGTTCAGGGTCGGGGCGGCGAGAGGCACGGCGACGGGCGTGATCGGCGTGGTGAGTGCCGGTGGCGTCCACGTCGGGTCGACGACGACCCACTCCTCGGCGCCGGGCTCCCACAGCCGGTAGGAGGCACCGGGCAGGATCCCGGTCGGATCCATGACGGTCAGCGACGTGGCCCCGGAAGAGGCGCTCTCCTCGACGAGGGTCGACACCCAACCGGCGGTGTAGGTGATGTCGACCCACAACCGGCCCCGGACCGCTCCCCCGACGGGGATGTAGATCGTCTGGTTGTCGTCGACCCGGAACGTCGGGGCGACGACGTACGACATGCGAGAGATCGTGGAGCCGTAGGAGACCGCAGCGACGGACAGCACGGGCCGGTCCGACGGGTACACGATCAGGTTGCCGTCTTCGACTTTGCCCCGGGTGTGCCGGTCGACGCGGTGCGCGGCGAGCGACTGGTTGCACTGGTTGTCCGCCCAGTCCGACGCCAGGAGCAGCATGTTCCCCAGCTCGTCCGTCTGCGCCTGGGGGGACATGATCCCGGGCCGCAGCGTCTCGGTGTCGAGATAGGTCGGGTGGGCCCGGAACTCCTCGGCGACCACGTACGGGGTGAGGGCCATAGCCGGTCACCTCCTCCGTGCGGGGCCTATTCGGTGGGCTTGGCGGCCGCGCGCTTGCGGGCGGGCTTCGCCTGGTCGTCTGCCGGTGCCTGGGCCGGGGGCGTCGCGGGCGGCTGCTGGTCTTCGGACTTCTGGAGCGCGGCGCCGAGCTGCTGCGCGGAGTCCGAGGCCTGCGCCACCACGGGGGTGAGCGCGGCGGTGGCCTGCGCGGCCCGTACCAGCTGCTCGACCGCGCTGAGGAGGGTGGCCGGGTCCTTCCGGCGTTCCATCTCCTCGACGACCTGGCGCCGCTGACGCTCGGTGTCGGTCTCCCACATCGGCTCGCCGCGGTGGTGGAAGGAGTGGAGGCGGTCGGAGACCTCGTCGGGGAAGTCGAAGCCGCCGTTCTCGTCGGCGTGGAAGGTGCCGTACTCGGGGTCGTCGAGGGCGACAGCGCCCGTTCGCGTGTACAGGCGCATGCCTGCTCCTATCGGGATGGGTGAGGGAAGGGGAAACGCGACGGGCCCCGCAGCGTGCTCGCTGCGGGGCCCAACGGGTCATCAGCCGACGTTGCTCATGACCGCCATGGCCACAGGCGCGCGGTTCACGAATGCACCGACCGACCTGATTTCGAACTCGCGACGCGGACCGCCACCGGCGACGCCCGGGTTGCGGTTGATGCCGTAGTCGAACTGCGCGGTGTCACGCAGGTTCCGGTACTCGATGACGTTGCTGATGTTTGCCTGAGGGAACGGAACCCTGTCGGTGCGGGCCACGATGGTGCCCGGGGGCAGCGACGTGTGGACCTCGATCGGCACGGTGATGCCGCCCGCCGGCGCGTTGACGATCTGCCCGACCCTGCCGCCGGCGGTCACGTTGATGCGGCCGCTCTGGTCGGTGTTCAGGAAGGTGGTCGCCGAGGTCGAGCCGAGGACGAGGTTGGCGATCTCCTGGGCCTGCGCCGCGTTCATCATCAACGCCGTGGGGCTGGCCTTGATGGCGTTCCACAGCTGGAGGAAGATGTACGTCTCGATCTCCTGGACGGCACCGCCGGCCAGGGTCAGCGCGGCACCGTCGAGGCTCTTGTAGACGCTCGGGTTGGCGGTGCCGGTGCCCGGCTGCACCCACTGACCGTTGGTGTTGTAGTCGCCGGACAGCGACGCGAGGAACCCGTCGTAGTCCTTCGTGTTCGCCGACCCGTTGTCGGCGGCCGTGTTGATCGTCGGGACGGCGTTCGCGGTGCCCTGCCAGTTGCTGGTCAGGTCCGGGACGGCGGTCCCGGACGGCAGCGCCTGGTTCGTCGCGATGACCTTGGTCATCTGGACGGTGTTGACCGTGGTGGTGGTGTAGTAGTACCAGGTCGTCCCGTTCGCGGACTGGAACCAGTCGTAGGCGACCGCGCCCCGGACGGCGCCGACGGTCGCGGTCAGCGAGTTGGTGGCGCCCGACGCGAACGTGGTCGACGCCGAGTTGCCCTGCGAGTTGCCCGACCCGTAGTAGTAGCCGGAGCCGGTACGGGCCGCGACACCCACGTACACGGTGACGGCGCCGATGGTGCCGCCGGTGGCCGCCTGCACGATGGTCGGCGCGGCCGGACGGGCGAGCGCGAAGCTCTGCGCTCCGATCAGCTTCCGGTCGTCGCCGATCAGAACCTGGTTCAGGGTCTGGAATGTGGCGATCTGGAAGGGGTCGGCGTAGCCGGTGCCCAGGTCGTAGGAGTCCTGGGTGGCCATACCGGCCAGGCCCGTGGGCTGGTACTTCGCCTGGAAGTCCTGCTCCTTGAACACGACCTCGTTGGCCGCGTAGTCATAACCCATGGACGGGTCGGGCTGGGACGCCGTGGTGTCCATGATCGCGCGCCAGTTGGCGTACGGGTTTCCGTCCTTGCTCCGCACGCGGGCGACGAGGTCACGGAACGGGGTGTTGACGGGGATGAGGGAGACCAGCGGGGACAGGTCGTAGCCGTAGACGCCGGTGCCGACCACGATGCCGGTCGTCTGGGCCTTGGCGATCGCGTCCAGGGTCTCCGCGGTGACGTTTTCGAGCGCAGCGCTCAAGGGGTGCCTCCTGGGCATGCAAAAACCCCCGGACGCGGGCGCGTTCCGGGGGTTCGGGAGTCGGTGAGGAAGGGTGCGGCGGTCAGCCGCCGTTGTGGATCGCCTGGAGCGCGGCGATGGCGCTCTTCTGCATCTCGATCGCGGCCGCGTTCTGCTCGGGGGCCGTGCCGTTGTGCAGGGTGTCGCGCAGCTCGCGGGCCTTGGTCACGTCGACCGCGGGGGCACCGCGGTCCTGGCCGCGCAGCATCGGCTGCGCTCCGTTGGCGAACACCTGCGGCGGGGCCGGCTGCTCCTCCAGCGTCTGCACCTGGCCCTGGAGGCTCTTGACGAGGCCCGCCAGTTCGACGATGGCTGCACCCTGCTGGGTGATCAGCTCCGTCTGCGTGGCGCTGTGCTCGTCGAGCATGCCCTTGACCAGCTCTGCGAGGTCGCTGCTCTTGGAAACGTCCGGTTCGGTGCCGGTGGTGGTCTTGGTGACGTCGTCGTCGGTGGCGACGGCGGTGGTGTCGTCGGCCGGGGCGTCCTTGGTGACGTCCTCGGCCGGGACGCCGACCGAGGCGGCCGGGGCGGCCTCCAGGTCGTCGGCCGCTGCGGCCGGGGCCTCCGGCTGCTCGTCCTCGGCGGCGTCGGCCCCGGAGATCGGGGTGATCTCGGTCGGGTCGACGATGCCGACGAGCTTGCCCTTGGCGTCGTAGACGGCGACCATCGGGGCCTTGCCCTCGCCGTCGGCCTTGCCGACCTCGGCCGGCTCGACGGCCGGGGTGGTGTCGGCGGTGGTCTCGGGGGCGTTGCCGGTCTCCGGCATGATGCTCTCCTTCTTGGCGACCGGCTGGCCGCTGTCCTGGGTGTCGGGGGCGGCCGGAAGGCTGGCGAGAACCTTCTGGAGGGACTCGACGGCCTCCCGGATCGCGCGCTCGTTCGCGGCAGACAGGGACCGTCCGGCCTTCCGGACCTGCCCGAGGGACTCGATGACCTCCAGCGGGTGGGGCAGTCCGTCGAGGGACTTCCCGATCGCCGCCAGGGCCTCGACGCTGTCGACCTCGGCCTGCTCACCCACCGCGAACGGCGCGAGGAGGCTGATGGCGTAGTCGATGGCGCAGGCCGCGTCCCCGAGGTCCATGACCGAGTCGAAGTCGTCGGGGTCGCCGTCGGTGGGTTCGAGCAGCTCCCGCTCGACCATCACCCCGAGCGCCGTCTTGGCGCGGCTGAGGATGGCGGTCCACTTCCTGGCGGTGGCCGCGTCGACGGCCTCCCAGGCCGGGCTGCCGGGGACGTCCGGGCTGCCGGGGGCCTTCTCGTCGGGCTCGGCGAGGATCACCGTGGGGTCGAGGTCGGTTTCGGAGGCCACGTCGGAGTCCTTCGTGATGATGTCGGGGACCAGGCGCCCGCCGTGCTTCGTGAGGAGGGAGGCGAGGGCGTCGTAGCCCGGCCGGCCGGTCAGGGTGACCGTCCAGCCCGGGTCGTCGGCCGGTGCGGGCTCGGGCTCGGCGCTCTTGCCGATGAGGCCGCGGATGTGGTCGGGAGTGACGAGGCCCGCCTGGTCGGAACCGGCGCGCTTGGCGATGAGGAAACTCATCCCGTTCGCGGCCTTGTCGACCAGGTCGACGCGGGGGATGTCCGCGTCGACCAGTTCGGTGAACTCGTCGTCGGGGGATGTGGGCATCAGCTGCTCCGGGAGGTGATGCGGCGAGCCGATCCCTGGGGTGAGAACCCGGTGACCTGGCCCGACTTGTAGAGCTGCCAGGCGACTTCGTCGCAGATGCCGCCGACCAGCCAGTCACCGGCCTTGACCACCGTGCCGTCACCGAGGTCCCAGTCCGGGCCGCGGTAGATGTAGGACTCGGTCACCGTGAAGTGGCCGATGGTGTTGTCCGGCCCGTGGAAGAGACCGACCTGGGCGCCGCCCGGGAGGAAACTCCATGCCGCCTTCTCCAGTTCGGCAGGGCTGAAGTAATCCCTGCCGCCATCCGCACCCCGCTTGATCATCGGGTCAGGCCCCGCCTGGTACGCCACCCCGAGGAGGTAGCGCTGTTCGGGCTCGGGCATCACATGCCTCCGATCACGGGGACGAGGGCGCAGCGGCACCAAGGGTGTCCGGGCGGGGCGGTCTGGCCGGTGGGGAAGAAGGTGCCGGGGCGGCGCGGGCCGCCGTCGGCGTTGTCGGCGCAGAGGTTGCAGACGCGGCCGTCGCCGGCCGACACCCACTCGACGAACTCGATGTCGTTCGCGATGTAGGAGCGGAGGCTGGCCTGGGATACGGCGCGGGCGAGTTCGGTGGTGGCGATCATCTCGGCGCGGGACGCGTCGGTGAGGAGTCCCGCGATCGCGGCTGCGATCGTCGTGGGGCTGTCGCCGCGCTCGGCGCCCTCGGCCAGGAGGCGGCCGAGGGCCTTGATGCGGGTCGCGGCGATCGAACGGATGGTGACCCCGCTGTCCCGGAGCAGGATCTCCAGTCCGGCGCCGTCGCCGGTCGCGCCGAGGAGGAGCTGGGCGGCCTTGGTGTCGCCCGGCTTCCAGGTGCCCCAGTCGACGGCGACACCGCCCGCGGTGATCGCGGCCTCGGCGCACAGGGCGCCGATGAGGTAGCCGTCGGTGTAGACCCCGGCGATCGTCTTCTCGATCGCGGCCGCCAGGTCGGGGGCGTTCTTCTCCAGCCAGCGTTCGGCCTGCTGGTTCAGGTCGCGGATCCGGTCGGCCTTCGTCCGCGCGGTGGAGCGCGGGTTCAGGGCGAGCCAGGCCTCGGCGAGGCTGCGGGAGTTGAAGGCGCTCCGGAAGGCGTCGATGATCCGGGGGATCCAGTGGGCGATGGCCTTGAGGTCCATCGTCCATCCGGGCCACCGGTCCGAGCCTTCACCGGCGCCGTCACCTTTTGGGTGGGCCGCCTTCGCGAGCCCCAGCTTCTCCGCGACCGACTCGTTGTCGTCGTGGCCGTGGGAGCCGTCGGTGTGCATCCAGCCGTCGATGTCGTCGCACCGGATGGGCATACCGCACGGGCAGACCATGTCGCCGTCGACACCGACGCCGAGGGCGCGGAGGACCAGGGTCAGCGAGTCGAGGAGTTCGGGCCGTACGACGGGGTTGTCGAGCAGCTGGTTGGGGTCCCACCAGGCGACGGCCTCGACGCAGTCGCCGTCGGGGTCGTCGGGGTTGTTCACCTGGTCGCGTCGGCCGAGGTCGAGCATCGACTCCGACGGGATGGTGTAGACGTATCCGGCGTAGATGCCAGACACCCAGGCCGGGTTGGAGACCGCGAGGGCCGCCATGCCGACGGGGTCGAACGGCAGGAGGCACCGGGTTTCTTCCGACCACTCGCGTACCGCGCCGGCCACCGGCTGTTCGTCGCCTTCGAGGTGGCCACCGGGGAACTCCCAGGTGCCGCCTGCCGCGTCGTCGGGGTCAAGGCCGCGCTGGAGCATGAGGACGCGGCCGGTGTCGGCGGCCCGTACGACGAGTCCAGCGCACGCGATGTCGCCGGCGTCCTTCCGGACTACGAGGCGGCCGCCCTGGTTGAGGCGCCGTCCGGTGAGCGAGTCGACGTGCCGGAACTCGAAGTCCCGCCACACACCAGTGCGGCGCCGCGCCTTCCGGAAGCTACGGAACGCGGTCATCTCCCGCTTGATCAGCGCGGTTTCATGCTCGTCGTCCTCCTGGTCGAGGTCGTAGCCGTACAGGCCGGTATCGGCGGTGATGCCGGGAGCGGCCGCCGGGGCGTCGTCCTTGGCGATCTCCGCAGGCTGCTGCGCGGCGTGCCGCAGGGCGGTCTGGTAGGCGTCCTCGGCCGTGTCCACGGTCGCCGCGTCGGCGGTGCCGTCGGCCGGGATGACTCCGGCGGCCGGGACAGCGGGCACGGCCGGGATGGCCTGGTCCTCTGCCGGGGCGAAGGTCTCCGGGTCGAGGGTGCCCCCGAGGCCGTCGATGGACAGCAGCGGGATCGGGCCCTTCTGGCCGGCGTTGTAGAACCGAGGGGTGGGGCGGCGCGGGTCGGCGGGGAGACCGAGGAGTTCCTCGCGGCCCTCGTCGGAACTCGCCATGCCCTTGTCGATGTAGATGCCCCAGGCCTGCGCGAGGGCGAGCCGGTCTTCCTTCTCCTGCCCGGTGTCGAAGGCGAATTCGAGCGGGAGGTCCATGTCGTGCTGGAGGAAGGAGGTGATGATGCCCTCGACGTGGGCGATCAGCGGCAGGTCACCGACGCGGTGCTGGACGTCGGCCTGTGTCTCTCCCGAGGACCGGTTGACGGTCTCGGTGAAACCCAGGTCGGCGGGGACGATGTGGTAGGCCGCGCACGTCTTCCTCATGAGGAACAGGGAGAACGAGTCGGAGAAGTCTTTCTCGTTGGACCAGGTGATGCCGCTGCCGCCGGGCATCCACCGGATCTGGGACTTGATCGCCTGGTCGCCCATGAGGACGGCGTCCCATTGGGCCTGGAACTGCTCGATCTGGTCCGGTGTCCAGCTCTCCGGCGCCGCCGCGAACGCGGCCGGGATGTTCCCCTCCGTGAACCGCTGGAGGAAGTACGCCTGGAACCGGAGGTCCGTGTTGGCGTTCAGCAAGATCGATTCGAGCGGTGCGGTCCCGTAGGGCGAGTTCGAGCGGGGCCTGAACGGCACGTAGATCAGGTCACGACGGGTGAGTTCGTTCCACGGCAGGCCCTGCGCGTACTGCATGTACGCCGCGGCGGGGGCCTCGGGGCTGCGTCCCCAGTAGTCCAGCAGGGGGGCGATGGTCGTACCGTCGACGACGGTGAGGCCGATCGCGCGTCCGGCCCGGTTCCGGCGCCGGTAGAGCGCGCCGGCGTCGTAGGCCAAGAGGTCGTACAGCCAGGTCGCGAGCCACGTCGAGAACGGGTTCTGCCCGTCGGGCCTGGCCAGCACCTGCATGCCCCGGTCGATGGCCGCGTCCGCGTCGCCACGGAATCCGCGCGCGGGGACGAGGGCCAGTCCAG